TAATCCGCAAACCATCAGCATTGTGCCGGGTGCGGTCATCGGCGTTTCAAGCAATGGTGGCCCGCGTGGTCCCAGCCTGACGCCCCTGCCTCGTTCTGGTGATGCCAACCTGTCCCAGATTGTGGCCAACGACCTACGCACCAACATTAAGAAAGCCCTGCTAGACGAAAGCCTGACGCCCGAGAATATGTCGGCCCGGTCAGCCACTGAAATAAACGCAAAACTGTCAGAGCTTTCTCAAAATCTCGGTTCGGCTTTTGGGAGATTAGTCAGCGAAACAATGTTTCCTATCGTTCGCCGGTCGCTAGAATTGATGAATGAGATGGGCATGATAGAACTGCCCCTCAAGGTAAACGGGTTAGAAGTAACGGTCGTACCACAATCGCCCTTGGCAATGGCCAACAACGCCGAGCGTCTAAACGAGGTCATGCAATTCATGCAGATTACTCAAATGCTGGGTCCAATCGGCCAGACGTTGATTAAAATGGACGCTGTGGGCGACTTCATAGCGGACCAGTTGGGCATCCCTGCGTCACTACGCACAACGCCAGATGAACGGCAGCAGATGCAAGAACAAATGGCTGAAGCCGCTGCAATGATGGCCGAGCAAGAACTCGGTGCACAACAACCACAGGGTGCTATTGCTGAATGAACAACGCGGAAAAGATACGGTCAATAAACACGCCGGGGTGGGACGGCGTTGATGCCGAGGCGGCACCTCTGCGCTTGGAAAACGTCAACGTGATGCGCGAAATGGACTTGGCATTTAAGCGCACTTTCGACAGCCCACACGGCAAAAAAGTCCTCAAGCATTTGAACGACCAGACGCTTGACCAGCCTTGTTGGCAGCCGGGTGCAGACGCCAGCTTTGGCTACGCCCGCGAAGGCCAAAATTCAATTGTCAGAGAAATCATCCAAAGGGTGAAAAGAGCTAATGAGTTTAAATAACGAAGCCGAAAACGTAGAACCAACCGAGCCGGACGGCCTGATGGCGTCTGTTGCAGGGGAACCAGAACAACAAGCCAGCGACGACGAAATGCCCCACAGGGCAGAAGATGAGCAGCCAGCTAAAGAGGAGCGCCCCGCATGGCTAGACGCCAAGTTCGCAACCGCCGAAGATTTGGCCAAGAGCTACGACGAACTGCAAAAAAAGTTCTCTCAAGGTAAGCACAAAGCGCCTGACGAATATTCAACCGATGTGTTGACGGATGCGGGTTATCAGATGGATGACCCAATAGTTGATACATACATGGGCTGGGCTAAAAAATACGGAGTCAACCAAGAGGCTTTTGACGAGCTTGCCGGCGCCATCACCAGCATGTCTGGCGAACGTGAGCAACAAGTTGAATTTGATTTAAAAGCAGAGCGCGAAGCCTTGGGGCCAAATGCTGACGCTATTATTAAATCGAATGTCCAATGGGCTGATGGCTTGATGCGCAAAGGCGTGGTCAGTGATGCCGAGCGCAACGAGATTAACATCTGGGGCGGCAGTGCGGTCGGCCAGCGGTTGATGCAGAAAGTCCGGCAGATGTCGGGCGATATGTCAAAGATACCAGTCGCGCCGGTCGCTGAAGAAAGCATGTCCGAAGCAGATTTTGAGGCAGACATCTCAAGCAAAATGGCTGACAAAAGGTATGGAAATGACCCGGCGTTTACTCGCTCTGTTGAGAAAATGTTTGAAACACGTTTTAATTAAGTTCTCCACCGGCTTGTGCGCGCCCAGTCCACAAGCTGAAGACTAGGCGGCAAAGTTTTATTCCTTGGCTTTGCCGCCCTTTTATACAAATACCAATAGTATCTATTAGTATTTACACTTTACTCCAAATCGTGTAAGCAAAATTTGACTGACAACCCTTTATGGGCCGGTCCTCACGCAAGAGGCCGGGAAAACTCCCGATAACCAAACGCGCTTTTTTTGGTTTAATCAGGAGACAATCATGTCTACAGGACTTTCCCCCGCGTTCGTCCAGCTTTTTGAGGCCGAGGTAAAACAAGCTTACCAAGGTACTTCAATGCTGGCTGGAACTGTACGCACAAGAACAGGAGTTGAAGGTTCGACCGTCAACTTCCCCACAGTCGGAAAAGGTGCCGCAACACTGCGCTCACCGCAAACCGATGTCGTCCCCTTAAATACCGGCTTTGCAACCGTAAGTTGTACGCTGGAGGATTATATTGCTGCTGAATATTCAGACATATTCAATCAGCAGAAGGTCAACTTTGACGAGCGTCAAGAGCTTGCACAAGTTGTCGGCTCCGCAATCGGACGCCGCCAGGACCAAATCATTCTGGACGCAATCGCGGCAGCTACCGCTGGCACCACAATTGCTAATACTGTTGTCACCTCTGGTTCAGCAGCAGCCTCCAACTTAAATGTCGGAAAGCTCATTGCAGCCGCAAAAGCATTGAACGCCGCAAACGTGCCATCAGGCGACCGCCATCTTGTAATTCACGCAAACGGCTTGGCCGGTTTGCTGGGTGACGAGCGGGCTGTTAGTGCAGACTTCACCTCACTGCAAGCCTTGCAGCGCGGCGACATCAACACGTTTATGGGCTTCACTGTTCATGTGCTGGGCGACCGCGATGAAGGCGGAATGGCAATTGACAGCAGTTCTGACCGCACAAACTTTGCGTTTCACAAGTCCGCAATCGGTTGTGCAATCGGAATGGCACCAACGACTAAAATTGACTACATCGCTGAGAAAACTTCGTTCTTGGTGGCGTCATGCTTGTCTATGGGTGCTGTCGCAATCGATGCCGATGGCATCGTTGACATCACAACACGGGAGTAATTGACATGGCATTTGCAAGAGCAAACTGGTCGCCCATCGGTGGCCAATCAAAGAAGGGCACCGCCCCCAATATATGGTCCTACAAAACCACTGACGCCAAAACAGCGGTCGATGGCGCGGGCTACTTTAACGCTGTCTCGGGCGACGTTTCGATAGGTGATTTGATTTATTCTTTCGCCTCAACCGGCGGCACTGCCACGGCATCGCACCACGTTGTTTTGTCCAATGCGGCTGGCGTTGTTGACGTAGGCGACGGCGTGACAATCGCGGTTTCTGACAGCGACTAACTTCTTGGGGGCGGCACTGTCGCCCCCGACCCTTTTCGGAGTTTGAACGATGGCCCAAGGCGATACTTCAGTTAGCATATGCAATAAATCTCTGTTGCTCCTCGGCGCTGAAAGCATCACTTCGTTTACCGATGGCACTGCCTCATCTCAAGCGTGTGCCACAGTTTATGATATGGTGGTTAATTCCACGCTCGGCCTTTATTCGTGGTCGTTTACGGTCGCCAAAATTCAACTAGCCCAATCAACCGCCACCCCAGTCAGCGAATGGCGTCACCAGTACATTCTCCCGAGCGACATGCTAACGGGTGTACCTCGCGCAGTACGCACAAGCGCAAGCGCCTATGCGCCGCTCGTCCGCGCCTTCGAAATCAACCAAGGCGGCGATGGTTTGGCCGTATTGATGACAAACGAAACCAGCATTTTCATTGACTATCAAAAGGCCGTGGCAGAGGCGCAAATGCCGCCCTACTTCTCGACCCTTTTGGTGTATCAAATAGCCTGGCACTTGGCCGAGGTAATCACCGACCAAACAACTAAATCAGAGTATTGGCGGGCCATTTCTGTTGGCACCCCAAACGAGGGTATGCGCGGTGGTTATTTCCGGCAGGCGATGAATATGGACAGCGCGGGCAACCCACCTCAAGTCATCTCTGATTATATATTAACGGACATCCGCTAATGAGCCGGATGACCCAGTATCAATCAAGTTTTACCGTAGGTGAACTTGACCCTCTTTTGAGGGGCCGCATTGATTTAGCGCAGTATTATGCAAGCGTTGACTTGGCTGATAATGTGGTATTCGAGCCGCAAGGCGGTTTCTCCCGCCGCCCCGGTACGCGGTTTGTTCATGACCTGACCGCCGACAATCCCCAAAATTCGGCGGTCATGATACCGTTTGAGTTTTCGACGACGCAAAAGTTTATGATTGTGGCGTCAGCGTTTAATACTGGCTCAGTCATTCGATTACGTTTCTTCGCGGACCAGACGCTCTTGGAAAACCTTAATGGTGGGTCCAATGAATATGTCGATTATTCAGTTGGCACCCTGTATTCGGTGAGCGCCTTTGATTTGCAAAAACTATACTTTACACAATCAGCCGACACGCTGATTTGCACACATGAAAACTTTGCACCTTTCCGCATCACTCGCGGGGCAAACAATCAGACTTGGACGGTTGGGGCGGTATCGCTTATTAAGCCAAAGGTGTCTTTTTCTCCGACGACTAGCAACCCGGCGGCAACCATCACGCCAGACGGTACGGATGGCAATGTCACTGTTACCGCCAGCTCCTCTGTTTTTACCGCTGCGCACGTAGACCAGTATATTAATGTTCTGAGCGATTTTGGCCGCGCACGTATCGTTGAATATGTATCAGGTACGCAAGTTAATGTTATAACCGAAGTTCCATTTGCTCGCTCAAATCAGCCAATCGGTCAGACCAATTCATTTACGATAACGGTGGCAGACCACGCAAACATAGCCACCGGCTCAACCATTGTATTCAAGAAAAATAATGGAACGGCAACAACGCTAACCAGCCTAGCCGTTGATGCCAGTGACAGCGACCAAGTAGATGACACTAGCCCTGATTTTGCGCCCGCTGTTGGTGTGAACACTACCGCCGACCGAATTGCTACTGCCATCAATAATTGCGCCGGTTTTACAGCAGCACAGCCCACAGCCAATATTGTCACCGTTGTCAGAGATACAGCGGGCACCGCCAATCTTGTGGTCACGTCATCGGACACCACGCGGCTGGCTGTAACAGACGTGGTCGCAACCGCCGTTTGGGAATTAGAAGTCGGCTACGAGGACGCTTGGTCAAACAGCCGCGGCTGGCCACGCACCTGTACTTTCCACGAAGGTCGCTTATTTTTCGGCGGCGCGGCCTCATTGCCCG